AGTTAAAGCGTTAGTAGCAGATGTACTAGCTGAAGTAGCAGAACCACTTGCAGCAGTAGCAGAACTAGCAGCATTAGTAGCACTTGTTGCCGCTTGAGAAGCAGACGTACTAGCTTCAGAAGCTTTAGTAGTTGCTGTAGAAGCAGAACTACTTGCGCTAGAAGCTGAAGCAGATGCACTAGTTGCAGAAGCAGCACTCGCTAAAGCAGATGTAGAAGCATTAGTTGCTTGTGTAGTTGCAGTAGTTGCAGAACTTGCAGCAGCAGTTGCTGATGTAGAAGCATTTAAAGCTGCTTGAGTTGTTGTTTGTTCTGGATTTTCCCATACACTACCATTATAAAATTTTAAATCATTTGATGTAGTGTTCCAATATAATTGACCAGCAACTAAAGGATTACCATCGTTATCTACTGTAGGATCACTAGCTTTAGCACCTAAATAGATATCATCAAAGTTATCAAATACTTGTTGTACTGAAGCTAAAGTTGTAGCAGCACTTGAAGCAGAACTAGCAGCAGAAGTTGCTGAACTACCTGCAGAAGTTGCAGAAGCAGCAGCATTGGCGGCAGATGTAGTTGCTTGAGTAGCTTTAGTTGTTGCTGTATCAGCAGATGTAGAAGCGCTTGTAGCTGAACTAGCGGCATTAGTTGCACTCGTAGCTGCATTGCTTGCACTAATCGATGCAGCAGAAGCACTTGAAGCTGCTTGTGTAGCTGATGTAGCCGCACTAGTTACTGAACTACCAATAGAAGCGACACTATTAGCAGCAGATGTTGCACTATTAGCAGCTTGAGTAGCAGCGGTTTCAGCGTTAGTTTCAGCTGTTTCTGCATTTTGCTCTGCTAACTCAGCATTAGTCTCAGCTAATTGAGCAGCATCACGGGCTGCTTGAGCTGCTAAAGCGGCTTGTTCTGCACGAGTAGATGCTACTGTTTGCTGAGAAGTATTGTCATCTTCATAAACCCCACCTTGATGTCCAAGAGGGTATACACCACTTCCTGAGTCCCCTTGGGAAGGCTGGTCATAAACACCAGGTCCTGTATTATACCCCATATACTTCTCTCCTTAAATTAAATCGTTGCCATTAAAGCTTATACGGACATTACCGCCTGAAGCTCTACGGAATTTCTCTTCTTTGTTTAATGATGCAATATCTGTCATAAACTTCATTAGGTATCTTTGTTCCATTACTTGATCATTCAAATAAGAACCTACGTTAGACAATGCACCCCAAATAATTAATCGTTCATTGTTATCTCTTAGCCAATTAGGTACTTCTTTACCTAAGAAATATTTAGTTACATAAGTAGTTCCTACAGGTACTTGAGCAATAGTGCTATAAGCAGCTGTTGCTGTTACATACAAAGGAACACCATTAGTAATATTAGATATATCAAAAAAGTATTGATTAGCATCTGTTACACCCATCTCATAGTTAGCAGGAACAACACTATATAAAGTGTTTAATGCTGGTAATCTACGGTAGTAATGGATCTCAATTACTGTACCTACTTTTTGTTGTGGATGTAAGTAAAGATCATTACCTTTACGAATCCAATTGTTTCTGTTGTACTTATGAGCGTACATATCAAAGAAAGTTCTTTCATCAGTATGCTCATGGAATACTTTACTTGCTACACTTGTCTCTTCTTTGGTTCTAATATAAACAAATTGAGTTAAGTCAGCAGGAATAGGTATTACTGTGTAAGCTTCAGAAGTATAAGTATCACCTATAGGATTATCAAAAGAAGTTACAGTATATTCAACTGTGAACTCTAATGGGGGGATACGCAAGTTTCTGTAAGCTTCGTCTGTAGAATAGTCTAAGCAGTCTTGGATGACGCTTGTCGGAACAGTTGCTTCCTCTGGCTTATTACTCCAGTCACGTACTTTCGCTACGAGAGCATCATATTTAGCTGCCATATTAATTCCTTAATAAAATGTTTTACTATTTGTTATAGTATTTGTTAGTAACTCAGGGTAATCTGTTTTAATGATTTGTTTTACTCTTCGAATAAGAGCAGGGTTACCCATGAAGTCATTACTGTGAATATCAATTTGATATTTAGTTAATATATCAATTGCTACAATATCGGGAATAATACAGAATGATCTGTATTGTTTGCTTCCTCCAAAATATTGGTTGGCTTCTCGGCTCTCAGCCGCAAAGTCCTTGTATGCTTGAATATCTTGTTCCAAGCGGAAATCATCATTAGATTCTTTAACCGTAAAACTATGCGGGTTATATTCTTGTGATTTATATTCCATGATTAGTGTGTCCTCTTTTTATTTCTTATCTATTTGAAAAGATAACTTGTAACTCTCCATGGTCAGATAAACGACCATATTCATATAGAATGTTTGTTCCAGTATACTGCGGAATACTTGTAACACTAGTACCAGCATAATCAACACGAGTAATACGACCTTGACTTAGAATACTATTTGTCGTAGTATAAGGGGTTGTATAGATAATAATTTCCGTGTTCTCGGATACAAGAGTAACGTTTTTATCTGCAGCAGTGATTCTTAAATAAGACATATTTTTCCTCGAATTTAATAAGGAGAGAGAATTAACTCTCCCCTTATAGGTTACTTAATTTTTAATTAAGCGCCAGTACCAACGATCAAACCACAACCTTTTGGATTGCGGCACTCGAGAGTACCTTCTTCGATCAATTGACCGATGATTGAATCACCTAATTGACCTAGGTCAACTTCTTGCATTGGACGCAAAGAAGCATAGTTGAACCACATTGGATCGTAAACCAATACTGATGTATCAGCATTAGTACCAAGACCCATGATATAGTTAGGAACAACCATAACATCACCGAAATCTGATTCGTAGATTTCTACTGATTGACGTAGCTTACCGCTTTCGTCAATGTTACGTCTTACGTTTGAACCAGCAGCTTGTGCCTTAGCAGAAAACTGACGACGCACTTTTGGTGAAGCCATTAGTTTAGTTGCTTTACCACCGTTTTGGTAGATCTCTTGCATTACTTGGTCAACATGAGATAACTCTAGTGAACCTAAGTTTGCATCAGTAGTACCACGAGTGATAGAACCAGCATCGCCAATACCTTTAGTTGTAGGAGCTGTGTAAGCACCTGCAGCGCCAGCATTAACAACTACTTGGTTAGACCAAGCTTGATAACCACCGAATGTACGAGTACCTGAACCGTTTGAATCGTTCCATGAACCAACTAAGTCAAACTCAACGTCACGACGAAGTTCTGTACCACGCTTTTTGAGCTGGTAAGCGTATTCATCAGCAACACCAGCTTGGTCAACAGCACGCTTTGTGCCAGTAACTGTAACTGATTTTGAGTTGATTTGTGTGTAATTGCCTAAGCGAGTACGTAAAGGCTCGTTAGCCTGTGCACTTGCGATTGTTGAATAGCTTACGCCTTCAGCTACTGGAGCTGATGCAGGTGTTGCTAATTCGTCTGTTTGCCACTCATGCAATACTGCAGTAGCTTTTGTTTTGCCAATAGATGACAAGAATGGTGTCTCGTCACGACTGATCATTGAAATAAAGTTTGCTAAATCTTCACGCTCTGAAGCGTTTACAGATGCAGCGCCAGCAGCGGCTTTAGGACCGCCTGTTGCGAATGTACGTGCCATATTAATTTTTCTCCAAAAGAAATTTGTTTATTAAAATTGTTTTATAGTTTCTTGGATATCGAAGATAAGTTCTTTAAGAAATCTATTTGATCTCTCTCTGATCCTTCTCCAGTCAAAACTTTAGCTCTCATTGATTTTGATTTGCCTTCCTTAACTTGATCAATTGATTTACCTTTCTTTACAGGAATCGATTTTTTAGTTGGGGCAGCTTTGCGCTTTTCAGCACCTTTATCTTTTGCGGTTTTTAATTGCATATAATCATTAAGAACTTTTACTACTCGTGCATCGTAGATATTGTTCAGTAGTTCCTCTGGTAGACCCTCATTAAGAGCAAATGCTCTAATATCTTTAGCTACTTTTTCACTAAAGTTAGGTACATAACTTGGAATGTCTTCCTGAAACTTTTCTACTAATTGTCGCTGTACTTGTGCTTGCTCTTGGCGAAGCTTCTCAGCAACTTGCTTTACTTGTGATTCACGTTGGTTACGTACTTCCCAGTACTTACCTTGTGCTTCTTCAAGTTGGTCTCGTAGTTCACGGGCTGTATATGTGTCTCCCTCATCTCTAGCTTTCTGCAGATCACTATTGATTCTATGGTATTCACTTGCCAATTTGGTTTCTTCTGATGTTAGTGTGTCGTGTAGAGAAGTTCCTAATTGTACTAGCTCGTTAAGTTTTTCTGTTCGTTCAACTTCGATTTGCTTTTTAAGCTCTCCAAGTTCTCGCCCTTTTTGAGATAGATGTTGATCAGTGGAATAACCCTTACGTACTTCTTCAAGAGTTACGTATTCGATTTTACCATCAACCTTGATAGGAATTTTGTATTCCCAGTCAATATCCTCTTCAGCAATCTGTTCTGAATCTTGGGTAGACGTATCATCCTCATCAGTCGATTCTTCATCGGTATCTTCTTCGTTTCTTTCCTCATCTACATCATCAGATTCTTCATCGTTCTCTTCGGGGACTTCGTCTTCCGATGAATCATCTGGAGTCGGGTCGCTACTATCGTCTTCTTCTGGTAGAGATTCTTCGCCTAATCCTAGCTTTTCAGCCATAGGGGATTTGCGTAAAATGTCATCTAGACTCTTCGCTTGTGACTCTGAGTTAGTATATCCGTCATCCATGATTTCAGGGTTTGAATCCGTGATATCAGTTCGGGTAGAGAGATCTGGTACTGTACTCATAATTTATTTATCCTTTAACAGCTTTTTTAGCTGTAGTAGTTACAGGAGTTGCTACTTTAATAGTCTCCTTAGGTGTATTTTTTTCTTGCAAAGCTTTAATTTCGGCAATAGCCATACTTACATAATGGAAAGTAGGAGCATGTAATCGTGCTCTTCCATCTGCAATGCTAATCTCGTTTAATAAAGCCATTTGTGTTTTTGATAAGCTTTCGATAGCTTTCGTGTATACATCTTTGTTATTCATCATCATCAACTTTCTCGTCTTTTTGTTGGATGTAAGCAGCGTTCTTACCGAATTGCTCGATCTGAACTAATCTTTCTTTGACACTACCCAATGCCATAGCTACATGGTATAGGTACTCACGTTCTTTAGTGCAATGCGGTTCAGTCTTTAACCACTGAACAAAGAGATCCGTTAGGATATCCGCATAAGCGTCAGAGAAAAACTGCTCTCTGTCTTGTTTTACAAATGTCGCTCTTGATAGAGCAAACTGTGCATCCCTAAAGGGATTAATTTTCATTTCACCATCTTCATGGTCTACTTTTGGTTTTACTTTTTCTTCAAACCGTTTCTTATACTTTTCCATAATCCTCTTCTTGAGTTGTGTATAAGTAAGAGACAGGGAGGTATTTCACTCCCTATCTTTTTACATCATAGGTCTTTGTTGCATCTGAGGCATTTGTTGTTCATTTGCTTCAGGTTGCTCAGGTTGCCCTGGAGCCTCTTCGGTTTCCCCTGATTCGTCTTCTAGTCCAATTAGCTTCCCAGCTATTTGCAACAGTTGTTCTGCACTAGGTCTTTCAGGAAGATCGATCCCCTCCTTTGCCGCTTCAATATAAAGTTTAGACCACTCTTGGTAACTCTTATCGAGTGCCACCATGAGCTGTTTAGTATTATCTTGTAACGCATTTTTGGTCTGTGTGTTGGTAAAGTCGATGTTAGCTTGCTTAAGCACCATATCCATCTGCTGGAGTTGTTTAGCAAACATCTTTTGTTCTTGGGCTTCTTGTTGTTCTTGTTGGCGGGATTGTGCAGCCTGCTCAACAAACTTAGGATCTGTGAAATCCACAATAAAGTCTAAAGGATCTAAATCTAATGCTTCAATAGTCTTAGCTGCAATAACAGCAGCGGCTGCAGGGTTAACAACTGCGCCTGCTCCAGCTTGCATTAAGGCAGGGAGAATCTGTTGACCAATGACAGTCATCTTCTTCATTGTATTCTGATTTGAATGTTCACCAACATCTACATCAGCAATAACCATCATGTTATCGGGTAAAGCAGCCATATCAATAGTCTGAAAGAAGTTACCTGAGTCAGAGTATTTAAACTTCTTACCTCTAAGATTCTTCTTCATCGTCTTATAAACACCTTCAATAAGACGTTTAATACCTGTTTCTGCATATCGCCTTGCAATATGTTGAATACGTATTTGTGCAGCAGATTGAACTTGACTTACTTTTTGCTCAGAGTTACCTGATACGTATAATGTATCATTAAGACCTTGAGCAGCTTTACTTAAACCTGTAGCTTGCTCTTTATGTTTCTGTAAGTATTCTAACAGAGGAACAGTACCTGAACTAATAGTGTCAGGAGTCAAAGAAGATACAGCATTCATAGGATTACCGTTTGTGGCAATAATCTGTTTTGGTTTCATATTTT